AGATGCAGCCCACGCACGACATCGCTGAACGAATCGTTGTCGCGGTAGGTTTCTACTTTCTCGATTTGCGACGCAGTGGCGACGGCCGAGTCGTGGCCGGCGACGATCACGCCGAAGTTCGAGGACGAGCCAGCAGCAGCAACGGTGCCAGGACCGGTGCCGACAGACGGCAGGTTGTTGGACATATAGAGACGGAAGCCACGGATCAGGCCCGAAATAATCTGGCCGTTACGCAGGATGTCGCCCGCATCTTGACCGCCAGCGAAGTCGTTGTTCAACAGCTTGCTGTTTTCGTCGTTCAAGATCTCGGCGAACACCGGGTCAATCACAACCCAGCGACCGTCGCGGTCCACGTTCTGTTGGTCCATACGGCGAGCCATACGATTGAGAATCGCCAGAGCCGAGGAGTTAGTGCTCGTTACGGACGACGTAATCGGAATTGAGTTCGCAGTGGTGGACCCGACCCCCATGTCGGTGGAGGTCAGCTTCATGCTATTCAGCAAGCCGTCGGCATCGACAGTCGAAATCGGATCGGTGCCGGCTTTGTCACCAGCGACGCGAGCCGTGCTGGCGTTCGCATGTAGCGAGGCTTGCTTGAAGCCGCACATGTAACCGAGAACTTCTTGGTCGTACTGGTCACGCAGGCGGTAGCCGGCGCGGTCAGTGGCGAGAGCCTCGAAGTTAACGTGGCTGTGCGCTTCTTCGATGTCGTCAATTTTAAAGGCGAAGTAGTTGGCCTGGTCAACGACAAGAGTAAAGTCTTCATCGTCCAGTTCTTGCGGGACGATTTGGGTGCCGCGCGAATATTCTTGCACGGAAATTTCTGGTTCTTTAATAATGCGGACAGTATCACCAAAGTTGCTGATCTCACCGAAGTAGTCAGAGTTGGTAATGTCCTCTACAACACTGGTCTTGCGAAAGGCGTTCTGGACCTTTTTACTGTAAATAATGGGCGAAAAGTTGCCATTAGGTAAGTTCGCATAACCAGCGGCTGAACGAAAAGCCATTGGTTCCTCCTACGGAAAAGGCTGCTAAAGTCCAGGGCATCCGCGAACTGAGTAACCGCGAGGCGGGGTCAGTGTCGTCGAAGGGTAGCTAGGCTTGGGAAATTAGGTAATGTGGGCTGCGTGGCTCGGATTACTCTACGAGGGACAGCCCACATTTATCCTGTCAGGTAATAGTTATATAGATTTACCTGTAACTGTCAAGTTCTTTTTATCGAGCAGCGCCACTGATGTCGTACTCGAACGTGCCGTTTTGAATAGCTTTCTCAATGTCGGCTTCGTATTTGTCGTATTCACGCGCGGTCATCTTACGGACCAAAGATTCAGAGAACGTGATACGTTGCCCAGCCTGATCGTCGGCGCGGGTTTTGCTTTTGGGGCTGACGCTTTCGGCGGCCTCTGCACGAGACGGGCTTCTTTTGCGGCCCTTCATCTCCGCTTTGTACAGGGTGATAGCCTTACCGGCTGCAAGCGCGTCGTCTTGGTTGTCGTACAGCGCCTCTTGAATCATGCGGGGCTGGACGGATGCCCACTCGTGGAACTCCGGATCTTGCCGGATCTTGTCGTAGTCCGGATGCAACTCCTTTAGTTCCTGTTCTGCTTTTGCCCGGACCACCTCGCGGCGCATCTCTTGCAACTGCTCTAGCTGCTTTTCAATGCCCTCGGCGGACTCACGCGACTTTTTCATCGCGATGGTCTCTACCATCTCGGCAACGTCGGGGTATTTTTTGGACCACTCCTCCAACTCTTCCTGAGTTTTCGGCATCTTTAATTCTTTAGAAGTGGCCGCGCTAATCTGCTCTTGCAGCTTTGCGATCTCTTTTTTGTGCTCCTCTTGCAGCTTCTGGGAGTGCCGGCGCAAGTCGCCGTATCGTTTTTTAAATGTTGCCTCTTCAACATCGAGGCCCTCGGTATCGTCGTCGGGCTCTGCTGCCTCGCCTCCCTGTTGTTCTGATTCCCGTGCTTTAATTAGTTCGTCTAGCTCGCGTTCTTCATCGGCTGCACGACGGTAGCGCCGCTTCGCCTGTACAACGTGGCCCTGCAACGCAGGTGTTTCTGAAGGTTCGTGTTCGTTTTCCATCGACATGGTCTTCTCCGTGTGGGGGCCTCCAGTAGCCTGCCCTCATGGCAGGGGTGTTGGGTTGCCCAATCTTTATTCTTCTTGCTGTTGTGCCTGATCGAAATCATCTTCTTCGTCCTCAGATTCGTCGTATCCAAAATCTAATTCTGCGGCGCCCTCTATATCGTCGGGTACGGACAACTGATTCGGGGACATGTCTACCGGCGCTGGTTCTGGCGTTTTTGACGCCTCAGTTTTGGGCGCTATAACGCTAAACCCGGACAGGATCGGATTGTTGTTCCCGTCAGTAACTGTGGTGCGAGAGCCGTCTTCATACTCACGCCCCTCAACAACGCCAGATCGAATTTCAAATCCGAGGGCATCTAATTCTTCTGCGTATGAGACGGCAGCTTTCAAGCCTGCAACGTCAAGGTCTAATGGAGGATTTCCCACCAGCACTTCAAAGGTGCCCAGTTTTGTTGAAATTTCTTTGATGCCAACTAAATGGCCGTCGATACCGAAAACATTCTGTGGGTTCTGGTAATGCACGTCTACGAGATTTTCTAAGCTCTTACGTGTCATTGTATCTAACAGGCCGTTGTTAGTTACTGGCACTCCGTAATTTTCAAAGACAGGCACGCCAGGCTGGGCTGTCGCAATATCCATTAAGGATTTTGCGGCAAATCCCACGCCGGCTGTCGCTCCTACCAATCCAAACGCAGTGGCGGTCATGTTAGAGGGGGTTAGCGCGCCAAAAGGCGTGTCTATTGACGGCCCTGGTTTTGCGGTCATAGCAGCGGCCACCGCTTCCTTAATACTAGACGGCTGCCCTGGCACAGCGCCCGGCTGATTAGTCATGGCGACAAAAGACGCCGATAGGGGGACGCCCCTTTCAAACGTAGACATGTCAAAGCCAAAATCAGGGACACGATCACCTGCGCGCATCAGTCGTCACTCTTCTTGTCATCGTCCTCTTCGTCGGTATAGAACAACCGACCGTCCGTCTCCATGAACATCAGGCCCTGCTTCGCTTCCATGCGCAGATCTTCTAGGAACTTGATGCCCCAGTAACGGACCACATCAGCGGGCATGACGTACTCGCCCTCTGACAGCATCACGGGGATATCGTCTTCTACTTCTTCTGGCAGGGCGCCGAACGGTGCCTCGCCCTCTTTTTCTTCGGGTGGCATCTCGTCCACCGAGTATTGCGGCGGGAACATCTCGTTCATGCCGAGGACGCTGAGTTTCATCATGGTCATAACATGCCTCTTTGCTGATTAAATAATTCATCAGTCTGCTCAAACTCTGGTCGAGGTCTCACCTCGATGCGCAGACCGGTATCGTCGGCGGGCGGATCTTCTGTCTGCCCTGCAAACAAATCTGTACGTTCGGCGTCGAAAGGGTCGTCTACGGTGCCTGGGTCGAAGTCGGGCTCCGGTTCGCGAGCAAGCGCCTGCATCTGCTGTTCAAGTGGGTCAACATCTAGCGGTCGTGGTAGCTCTGGTTCTGGATCATCCACCAACTGCGCAGTGGTCAGGGCAGCGGCGGCGCCGGTCGCGATGGCTGGGGTGCTGAGTACATCTTTATCCCTTTTTTGCATACGCGCAGAATTAGGGGCATCAATCGCCGCCGGCAAAGAACCTTTAGGCATTTTAGAAGCGGCTTTGGGATCGAGAACAATGCTTTTCGTAAGAGTCCCTTCAAAATCAAGATAATAAGGTATTACCATTCTCAGACGGTCTTGTCCTAGTAACGCGACACTTTGCAGGGGGATAAGGATGTCTCTCTCTTCTTCAGCTTTTTTTACGCCCTTGCTGATGTATTTGTAAAAATTTTCGTAGTATGAGTCTGAGTATTTATTTATGCCCCGTTTATTATTAAACTCGCCGCCTTGAGATTTTGTAAATACAGCATAATTTAAATTAGCTTCATCTACGACAGGAATAGAAACGTATGCGTCACGAATACTGGTTACATCTTTATTTAGGTAACTTAAAACTTCATCCACCTGGGCTCGGTTAGTTTTTTCTAAATTGCCCCAATCATGCATGCTTGTAGTGCCTATTCCGGCTCTGCCTGCTTTGTAGCCGGTGCTTTCGCTTTCCCAAGGGCGCCCAAAAAATTTTGCGTATTTACGCGAATATGTGTCGTTATATTGATTGAAACCTTGGGGGTGAAGTCCAGAGTAGTCCATGCGTGGATACTCAAAATCACTGTCTTTTTTGATGGCGGCAGTTAATTTTTCGTGCGCTGTTTCGGCAATATCTAGGACCTCGCTCTCCGACAAGTCGCCCCGTTTTACACCGACTATAATGCTTTTGGCTATCTCAGTAGGTGCAGCCCCGTATGAGTTTGTCAAAACAAAATCTA